GGTCGTAAGTATCATTGCCCGAAACAGGTCTCCTTTGTAAAAGGTCAGCCTAAACAGCTGATCTCCAAAGAAGGCTATGTACGGTATGCTACTGGACAACCCATGGGAGCTCTGTCCTCGTGGGCCATGCTCGCATTCATTCATCACGCGTTCGTTCAATGGTCCGCCCTCAGGGCGGGCGTGATAACCCTCGGTGAGGGTTGGTACGAGGGCTACGCCATCTTGGGAGATGACGTAGTCATAGCGCGTTCCTCTGTAGCTAAGTACTACTTAGCATTGATGCAACGGGCCGATGTGGGGATCGGGGACCACAAGTCTCTGATTTCCCGCAACGGTTCGACCTTCGAATTTGCGAAACGGACGTTCCTTAACGGAGTGAACGTTTCAATGGTTCCTTTCGCCGAGTTCGTTGTGGGTCGGCAGTCTTTAGCCGGCCTACTCGAGATAATTCGCAAGTACTCGTTATCTCTAGGACAGACTTTGTCTGTCTTAGGATACGGGTATCGAGCGAAGGCGAATGCGTCGAAACGGTTGTTCTCAATGCCTAAGCGGTTACGGAACTACATAGTTACGTTCTACGGTCCCTCTGGGCCGGTCTATGCAGGCCTTAAAGGGTGGTTGCCGATGAAATCAGCGACTTCCCTTTATGGTACTGCGATGGATCGGGTTTCCGGTCTTGTTGCACAGTTCTTCCAAGCAGAGGTTAAACTCTGTTTAGAAGTCCTAGACTCTTGGCAACCGCTAATCACGGAGGCTAAGAGGTTAGGAACAGTGTACCGAGATCGAGAACACTATGGCACGGTACCCCGGGGCGCTGAACGATCACCTTCTCATCCAGGTATCGAGGTTTCGACACCTTTCGAGGTGGTTGATTCGTTGAACGAGACGGTGTACCGGGAGGCGTTCATGGATACGGTCATAGCCTATAGGGACCTTCGTACTAAACTCGAGGAACTTCAGGTTTCATCTCTTGACTGGGATGGGCTTGAGGCCCTTTGGTCGGAAATTCGAGAGATCGAGACCGATCTTGGGGCGTTACCGGTGCCTAAGAACATACAAACTCGGGCGGGAGATAGCGCAAGCCGTCTCTCGCGTGAGTCTAAAGTTCTTAAGCGTTGGTACCGACACTCGGGGACCTTTAGAGCCACTGTTGACCCGGCTGGGGGCAAAGGAGAGGAACCAACTAAGGAGTGATTCCCTAATGTTGGTGCCGGACCATGGGGGTAGTGTGTCTGTTCTCTATCTTGAGCTCGGCCCTGAAGTAGTACATTAGAAGAAGGACTTGAGAGTCCACTCTTGTATTATGAAGTAGGATAACCAAATCGCCTCGGTACGCTGTACCGTGGAAGAGACGCCGAATCGGATGTATCCGAATAGCCCAGACACATTATCAACGTGACCGGTAGGTCGTACGTTGAGATCGGCCCTGAAGCACCAATGGAGAACAGGAGTTGAAATAGACCACCTACTCCACTGGCTGTGAAGCAGGATAACCAAATCGCTCCCGTAACTGGGAGAAGAGACGCCGAACCGGTATTACCGGATACGATTTTCCTTCTTTGATGCCTTGGGGGACTCGAACCGCTTCGGGTCTTGATGTCAAGCGGGATGACGCGAGTAATCGCTAAATCCTAAGGTTAAGGATTCCTCTTAAAGAGGAGGAGTTCTTATCTGATGGTGCTTGACTGAATACCTTATCGCTAAGGTACCCAATCTAACCCAGTGGTTTCTCCGTCAAACTAAGAAGAGGGGTTAACAACCCTCTCCACTTAGTCAACATTTTCGAAACGCATCTGAG